AAAAACAGCAGTACCATATGGATTTGCGGCACTACAATCACCAGTAAGTGTAACTTCAACAGCATTAGTATCACCAGATTATGTCACTTCACGTTGGTTGAGTGGTTCAACGGAAGGATATTCAATTGATGCAGTAGATAAGAAGTACTACTATGGTTGGAACTTTATGACCACAGAAGGTACAAATCCATCATATCTTGCACCAATTCCATCAGGCTCAGTAAGTGTTGGTTCAGCATTTAATCTTGAATCATTAAGTGATGTTCCAGATGGATTGACATCAAAGACTATTGATATTGATGATGATGACAGTCTCGCATATCGTAAATTCTCTGTTCCATTCCAAGGCGGATTTGACGGATTAAATCCAGCACGTGATATTAATCTCGGTGGTGACATTGTTGCTTCAAATTCACAAGGATTTAATTTAGCAAATTCAACAACCGATGGTTCAGTAGCATATAAGAAAGCTATCCAAGCTATCAGTAATCAAGACCAATGGGACTTCAACCTTCTTGTACTTCCAGGCGTTATTTACGAATATCATTCGTATATCGCAAACGAAGCATTAAGTTTGTGTGAAGAACGTGGTGATGCATTCTATTTGATGGATACTGTTGGATTGAACTCGACCATTGCAAACGCAACTGGTAAGGCTGCAGAAATTGATAGTAACTATGCAGCAACTTACTATCCTTGGTTAAGAGTCATTGATGTAAATACAAACAAATTGCTTTGGGTTCCACCTTCAGTCATTCTTCCAGAAATTTATGCATACAACGACAACGTTGCAGCAGAATGGTTTGCACCAGCTGGTTTGAATCGTGGTGGTATCGCAAGTGCAGTCGGTGTACGTGCAAGACTTCCACAAGCACTTCGTGACACATTGTACGAAGGTAAGGTAAACCCAATCGCACAGTTCCCAGGTCAAGGCATCTGTGTATGGGGTCAAAAGACCTTACAACGCCGTCCATCAGCACTTGACCGTGTAAATGTCCGTCGTTTGTTAATCGCTGTGAAGAAATATATTGCAAGTGTTTCACGTTACCTCGTATTCGAACAAAACGTGGAATCCACTCGTAACCGTTTCTTAAACATTGTCAATCCATATTTGGCAAGTGTCCAAGAACGTTCTGGTTTGTACGCATTCCGTGTTATTATGGATGAAACCAACAATACACCGGATATTATCGATAGAAACATCCTCTATGGACAACTCTATCTACAACCGACAAAGACCGCTGAATTCATTATTCTTGACTTCAACGTTCTTCCAACGGGCGCTACATTCCCAACAGCGTAAGCTGAAACTGTGGAGGGAACCTAAAAAATTCCCTCCACAAATTCAACTAATTTAATATTTATAGCTAGATATCCTTTCGGAGATTATACATGGCAAACCTAGTACAAGAACAAGAGCTATTCTTTACAGCATTTGAACCAAAAATGAAGAATCGCTTCATCCTTTATATGGATGGTATTCCTTCATACATCGTAAAGAAAATCAATCGTCCAAAGTTAACCCAAGACGCAAAAGCACTTGACCACATTAACGTTCAACGTTATGTTAAGGGCAAAACCAAGTGGGGCACAATGTCATTGACACTTTACGATCCAATTGTTCCATCAGGCGCACAAGCAGTAATGGAATGGGTTCGTTTACACCACGAATCAGTAACAGGCCGTGACGGCTATCTTGAATTCTACAAGAAAGATTTAACCCTCAACGTTCTTGGCCCAGTAGGTGACAAGGTTGAAGAGTGGATTATTAAGGGTGCACAAATTACTCAAGTAGACTTTGCAGAAATGGATTGGGGTGCAGATGACCAAGTTGAATTCACAATTGAAATTCAACCAGACTATTGCGTATTGAACTACTAATCGTAGTTACAATTTAATAATAACTCTCGCAGGTGTTCATTCATCTGCGAGAGTTATATTTTTATAAGTCAAAATCACTCTCTTAATATGGTTTTTGATATTTATACAAGAGTGCTTTTTTCGTGAGAATACTATGGCAGACATTACGGATTTTGATATAGGTCAAGGAGAAACTTTCAAAATTCTTGCACATATATACACCGATACATCTGGTAGTGTTCCTATAGACATTACCAATTACACGTTTGTTGGGCAAATGCGTGAAAACTACACAACAACAGAAGTTGCCGCCACATTTAATGTAGAAAAAATATTACCATATGCTAGTGGTAGTATTTTTGTTAGTTTAACGCCGGAACAAACAGATATGTTAGAACAACGTACATATGTGTACGATTTATTGATGATTACGGGATCTTCGGGCGAAGTTGTTCGTCGTTTATTAGAAGGGGCATTTACGATCAGACCAGCAGTTACTAGAGATTACTAATGGCACATATTGAATTAGATGTTCCAGATTTAAATGTCAATATAGAAAGTGAAATAAATAATACGCGTGTCATTTTACGACAACCTACAACTTTAGTATCCCAGACTTCTCCATACTTAAATGTAGCACAGAGCGCAATAACTGCGTCATACGCAGTAACTTCGTCGTATGCTATTTATGCATTATCGCTTAGTGGGTCTATTGAATCTGCGTCTTATTCTGCGTTTGCAGCGTCATCATCGTATGCATTAACTGCTTCATATGTAAGTGGAGCGGCCAGTACATGGGATACTATTTCAAACAAACCAATTGGATTGGTATCATCATCTACACAAATATCAAACTATAATATATTTGTAACAACTGGTTCAAATCAATTTAATGGAAATCAGTACATTACCGGTTCACTAAATGTAACACAAGGTATAACTAGTTCGTTATTTGGTACTAGTAGTTGGGCAAACTACGCAACCACTGCGTCTTATGTTAGTGGAATGTCAAGTGATTGGGACGATATAACAAATAAACCTAGTGGACTTGTATCCAGTTCGGTACAAATTAATACTGGGTCATTTAGTGGATCATTTACTGGTCAACTTATTGGTACCAGTAGTTGGGCAAATAATTCAATTTCAAGTAGTTACGCAGAAACTTCTAGTCTAACATTTAAAGTATCAGTATATACGGGAAGTGCAACGGTCGGCCAGGCATCGTACACCGGCTCATTTACTGGTTCTTTCAACGGTACAGCAAGTTTCGCAACTACAGCATCGTATGCATTAAATTCTTCGGCAATAACATCGTCAGCTACCGCACCGGCATATCCTGCTCAGAATGAACTATGGTATGATAACACAACTGGTAAAACATACATCTATTATGTTAGCGCAAGTCAAGGGCAGTGGGTATTACAATCAGACCCAACATACGATGTAGGTGCTGTTGTACAAGCAGCAAGTTCATCTATAACGTTTACTATTCCAAATTTTCAACCAACTACACCATTAACTGGATCAATTTATTTTTCTGGTAATTGGTTGTATATCTATAACGGCACTAAATATGTTAGTGCAAGTCTAAATTAATAGGAATGTGATATGTTAAGTTTTCCGACAAACCCAACGACGGGACAGCAATATACAGATGGAAATGGAAAAGTGTGGAAATACGATAGCGTGAAGTGGAATATATCCAACACGCCCGGCATCAAACAATTTTTCGGAACAAAAATTAGTTTAGCAAATGATGTATTTTTAAATGATACATTAAGTACAATACCATGGGATACAGAAGAATTTGATACCTCTGGGTTTTTTAATGCATCAGCTGCAACTATAATACGCATTCCAACTACCGGATACTATAGATTACATTTGTCAATATACACGGGACAAGAAGGTAACGGTGCGTCATATACTATCGAATTAAAAAGAAACTCATCGACATTAATACAAGAGTCGATGGCTGCTTATCAATCGGGTATATATGACGTAACTACATTATTAAATAGCGGTGATGAAATTATATTATATGCGTCCGAAGATAATAATATTGGTAGATTAGTTGAAGGTACATTCGTGGAAGTTCAGTTGGTGGGATATACATTCGGTAGTTCGTTAATTCCTGGATTTGAATTTAGCGGAATAAAAGCAGAATTGCAAAATCAATTATCGGTATCAAGTACAGAAACTGCTATAGAATGGTTAACATCTGATATTGTATTTAATACAAATGCTGATTCGGCAGGAAACGTATATTGGGATAACGGCGAACCTAGCAAATTTACAGTATCCACTGCTGGATATTATAGATTACGTGCATTTATTTTAACTGGTATAAATGGTTCATCTGATTCATATACGATTAATGTCAAAAAAAACAACACCACAGATATAGAAACAATAACGTTAGGCGCAAACGAATCGGCTGAATTAGACGAAACATATTATTTAGAATTAAATGATTATATAGAAATAACATATAGTAATACTGAAAATTTAGGTACTATAGAAGCAGACAATACATTTTTTGAATTAACACGGTTAGGAGTATAGTATGGCATTTATCAAATCGACAAATCTTATTACTGACGTTGCACTCACTGTAGATGGTTTGGTAGGTGGAACTAATGGTAAAATAGTACGAATAAGTGGAAACAATACTGTAACCAACGCAAGTTATAATGACACGGCATCTCAATTAAATGCAGTACTATTTAAACAGGCAGGCGTATATTACGCAGCAGGTGTAATACCGGAATTAAGTGGACTTGTAGCAGGCGCTCCATATTTTCTTGATGAGTTTGGTGGATTAACTTCATCACCACCAACACCATCTTCAACAATTCGAGTATTATATATTGGATTTGCAATTAATACTACTGATTTACTTTTCCGTCCTGGTATTCCTATCTCGGGTTAATTATGGCACAAATTTATAATTGGAACGTAGAAGGTTTTCGTAATTCCTATGAAAAATACGTATACAAACAAAAAGGATGTAAAGCTAAACACATAAAGAGTTGTGTGTGTACTGGAAAACTGGCAACATACTGTCGTCAGTATTTTACATCTATGAAAATGTTTGATATCCGTGCGCAACATATTGTCACACATTTTAATCTTGCCGCAGGTAGTCGGGTGTTGGTCGCAGGATGTGCATTAGGATTTTTGATGGAATCATTACAAAAGTTGGGTATGGTCGTATACGGATTTGATAATTCATCTTATATTCAATTACTAACCAAAGACCCCAAAAATCCAGAAAAAATACAATTTCCAATTCATAATATTGATATTACGTCAAGTAACTTTACTACCGAAATACAACAAGCAACGGGTCACACCGCATTTGATTGTATAGTGACTGAAGATGTACTCCCGTCATTTGATGACTTTACACAAATTATTTTTAATTGTAATAGTGTGTCACAGAAGGTATTTCATATTGTAGATTTAGATTGTGGTGAAGCATTTACTAATAAAACAGTAGAGCAATGGATCGATGTCAGTCCTTCACATACGTGGGCAAATTACGAAGGAGTAGTGTTAAATGCCAATAACTAATGTCACTAGAAGTGTAGACCTTAATAATACTAAATGGTATCTCCCACATCCCGCAGGTTGCGGGATGGACGAGGGATATTATATTATTTATTCAGCAAGTTCCACATCTAATCAGATCAATAACGGCTCTGGATTAATTAGAGCGTATAAATGGAATACATTACTATCTGGATCTCGTACTGATGGGTTTCACACGATAACAGGAACCGTACAATTAGTATCGGAAAGTTTAAGTGGGTCTAGCAATTGGGTCAATTATCACGGTAGTGATATTATTCATATTGGTCGTGGTGTAAACGATATTACTGGTGTTCGTGAAGATGATGCGTTTTTCTTTGCTCATTTAGGACAATATGGTACGACTAGTGCGACACTTGACGATTTCTTCTATTGGGATCGTTTGTATGTACCGACCGGATCATATACTTGGGATTTTTATCAATATCATGCACACAATCCTACGTCATATGCGACATTTAATAATGGTCGATTTGTAATGGGAGCAGAAGATAGACAAGGACCAACTGGAATTGAAGAATATGGGCATATGATTAACGTGTCTGTAAAATCTGGAGCAACAAATTATTTATCTGTTATGGCTCGCGTTCACACACCGTCCGTTGGTGGTGCACACAATTCTCATAACGATTTAGAACTTCCATCTGTCACAAATAAAAATTATATGATGGGTGGTATAATTAATGGATCATCTGATAGATTTCATGCATTTTACTTGACAGCAAATGGATCACAATGGGATGTATTTTCTCGTACATTTAATTATGTTAATCAAGTGTTTAATGCCGAAGTCAATCATGGGACATATGATTTAGCAGATGCACAGATTGCTAGAACACCAGGGTCGTCTAGTTTGTATCCATTTCGCGCAAGTGTAGGAAAACGTATAGGATCGGAAATATATATTCCTGCTATTTACAATAGCGGTTCTTCTGGAAAATTTGACTTAAAGGTGTGGAACTTTACATCCGCAAATAACCTATCAGAACTCCCAACAGTAACAACTATTATCAGCGGTTCGAATGTACGACCGGATTGTCATTTAGAAATTGCTAATAATACTTTATACGCAGCGGTCAGTAATACAAATGATGGTGGAGTAAATTTGTATAAATATAGTGCTAGTGTGTGGTACAATCAAGGACAAATTGTATCTAATAATCCTGGAAAATATTTACGTGTTCACGGATTGAACTTTAATGTAGAAGAATTCAAATTTTACACAATGATTTCCGGTGACGCTTCGGGGTCGGGTACGACATATTCTGGGTCAGGTGTGTACTCCTTTTCTCCAGACATCCCGTTTTTAGGTTATAAGCATTTAGATTACATCACAGGTAGTAATTCATTTATTGTACGAAATGCCTTAACAAATGGCTACGTGCAGTTTACAGGACGGTCGCCAGTTATTTGTGGGTACTAAAGCAGCGATAGATGATGACTTTGATATTAATTATAACAACGGTCTTATCGCATTGTTTAGTCCAGGAGATACATCGCCACCAGAATATTACCAAGTTACTGGACGTTTTGATGACTTTATTACGGGCGTAACACAAGCATCAAATGGTAAAATTTATATTGTCGGATATACTAAAGATGAATTAGTACCGAAAAGTAGATTATTCGTACATGGTATTGGTCGTGGATTAGTAAAGTCAATGAACACTACAGAAAAAATTGAATTTATTGATATGGTAACGGACAGTACGGGGTCACAATACTATGCTGGGAACCATATTCAAAGTTCAAGTATTGTAGTTGCAAAATACGACAAGGATTTTGATCTTCAATGGCAACGAGATATATCTGGTGGGTCATTAGCAGATACCGCATATGCAATTACTCGGGACACCTTGGGATACCTATATGTCGCCGGTGGTACTACTAACAGTGGAAGTGGAAATCAAGATGCATTATTAATTAAGTTAGACTCTACTGGATCTATTGTGTGGACAAAAATGTACGGTACGTCTGACAATCAATATGCAAGCTCTGTTGCTCGGGTCACAAAAAATAACACAGATTATATTTTACTTTCCGTTGTTTCGGGTAGTACAACAACTCTTACAACGGTTGATACTGACGGTACTATTCAAGAACAAAACTCGTATCCTAATTTAGTAGTAAATAGAGTACGCAGACATGAAACCACATCAGACGGTAGGTTTACCTTTGCAGGAAAAATTACGGGAAGTGTCAGTACAGCATCATTTGGAGTAGGAACAATTATCAACACTCCAATGATAGAATGGATGCGCAGTCACAACAGCGCTTCTACAAATACGGAAGCAATGGACATGCGAAACACCGGTACGGGTTCTGGATATTTGGAATATGTAGTGGTGGGTACGGAAGGTACGAATGGATTTGCAACAGAAATTGTTAGTCAAAGTGGTGGACTAACAAGTCAATGGACAACTACTACGTCAGGTTCATATTGGAAAGCAGTCTCCGCATCTCCATCATCGGTCGCCACTTCATCACGACGATTTTTTGCTGTGGGGTATGCAAGTAGTTCTGGTACACAAGTAACTGGTGCTGAACATGGGGGTGGTGATGGTATTATTGCTGGATTTGATAACACGGGAAGTGTATTCTTTATTAATGGATTAGGTCACGATAAGGCAGAATCATTATATGCAATAGAACGTGATGTTACGACATTTAATTATATCACTGCAGGGTGGTCAGAATCACATACCAACGGACGCCGAGGATTGATATTTAGATTTGCTCGTACTGGTTTTGGAACTGGTAATCATCATTTACAAGATGAAACGGGAATGGATATGTGGTATGCTTCTGCTTCAGCACTAACTTCAACCGCAAGTTTAGGTACATCCAGTACATCAACAACACCAACTAATACTGCAGGAACATTATTAACAAGCGCGTCTATAACATTTACTTCAATATCTAGTTCATACATGAACGAAATTTACGAAGGTAGTAATGTGTTTGACGGATTTTTTGGCGTACTAGATTTAAACGATTTACAAGAATATAAAAATTCCGGCTCTTATATTGAAGGAGCAATTAATCCTATTAATAGTTTAGTTACATGGACACAAATTGGTGTAGCCGGTGACGGTGAAGCAGACGATGGTAATATCTTTGCGTACGATGTAATTGAATTAACCTCGGGTAGTAACGCAGGACGTATTGGAATTGCAGCGGTAGCATCTGGTGACGTAGTAGCATATAATACGGGTAACACGGGTGTGTACGATTATATGATTGCGTTTTATGATCCCGCTAATCCACTTTCTGATACCGGATTCTTAATTAATCAGATTGGTACAGAATTCGATGAAGAAATTTATTCGCTTACCGAATTATCAGATGGGCGGGTAGCATTCGTTGGTCGTACAGCGGGCGACCTTGGTGGTACGCCCGTAGGTGGATATGATATTTTCTTGGGTATCACCGATGTTCGTAACTTGACACAATTTGTCCCACCTGCCGGCGGTGCGGCACGATTTACCACCGACTATTATACTACTGGATCTGGGTTAGCTGACCGAGGATTTGTTGTGCATGATATAAATAACGTTATACCAAATACGTTAGCAATTACGTATGAAACTGCTGGTGACGTTGGTGGTAGTGCAAATCTTGGTGCAGAAGATATCGGTATTATTTTATTTAATTATAGTACTGATACTTGGGGCAATGTCTATCAGTTAGGTACCACACAAAACGATACATTAAATACTTTTGGCAAACCAAGCACGTATTTGAGAGATGGTCGTATTGCAATTGTAGGGTCTACTACAGGTGTATTTG